CTAGTCAGATTTACTATCTAACCACTCGTCAAAGGACTGCCTTGACACTCTAATCGATGAACCAATGCGGACTGTTCGGAAATGCCCTTCCTTAATTAGCCTGTATGCCGTGGCATTACTGACGCCCAGAATTTTAGCGACCTCGTTGACACGATAGGTTCTCTTGGTCGAAGCATCTCCTTGGTGTTCGCTATCGGTAATGCTACCCATATATCCTCCCTTCTTTGCACGGCCGATAACGTCTATGATACCTATAAATATTATACATTGAGGCGTTTTCGGCTACAACAGTTTTGGTATTTGATTAAAAATAATCCCCAACGCTCCGCTGCTATTGGATTCACAGCGCTGCGGTACTCGCAGGCTCCTGTCATTCCTATGACAGGCCGTCCCATATACATGGCTGGACGGGTTTACGGTGCTCCTTCCATATGTCTTGGCGGGGCAGGTAGCAAGCCTGCCATTTCGCATTTAATGCCGCTCGGTATTGAAGGCCGACGCTGGGGTGCAATATGCTGTTTTCAAGGTGCTAAAGCACTGCATGGTTCGCTCGCAATGCTTTTGACAGGGTGTCCCTCTCACTTATTAGCAGGTTTTGAGGTCAATATTTAACCCCCCAAATCCAAAATTGTGCAAAAAAGACCGTCCCGGGCGTTCCCAATACGGGAATGCCATAGGACGGTCTATTGCTGTTACGTTATTTGCTTTACAAAAACTCGTCGAGGTTGTCCAGCATCCTGCTGACTGCCGAGTCAACAGCCTGCTGTGGTACTGCGGGTGTTTGCCGGGTCTGAACCTCAGCCGGCGGAGCTTGCTGTCCGGCATTGGACATATATTGCTGGATCATGCTCCGCACGATCTTCTCCAGCTCATCGCGCCGGAACAATTCCCGCCGAACTTCGATCCGCACGACCGCACCGGTCTCTATGTCGGGATGCCGCTCCAGATATTCGCAGACGGCCCTCACAATGAAATCGCTCTTTTTGTGCTTTAGGCTTTCCAGCGTTTCACCTGCCTGGATATACTCCGGTGAGTTTGCCGCAAACTGAAGCGAAAACCGGTAGCCGTCCGGGGTTTTCATATTACGCCGCCCGCCCTTCGGGCCAGCTTCTCAAGCTGCGCCTGTGCGAGCAGCTCATATCCGTGTGCGTTGGCTCTGGTGTCAGGCTCAAACTCCACAGAACTGACAAGGGATGACGCCTTGATAAAGGAGCGCAGCAGGATCGACCCGCCGCCCACGAATATGGCGGGGTTTGTCCGCAAGTCCACCTGAAGTTCACGGAGCTTGTTGAGCATATCAGCGGCATATTTATCGACCTCTTTGCGAACAGCGTTTTGTATCTCGCCGTCAAGCACGGTGTTTTGTCCCGCAAGGATTTCGCAGATATGCTCGTCGTCGATGGATATGTCATAAAGTGAGTTCACCTTGCCCGCGATATGGTTGGTCATGGTGATGACACCCATGTTCAAGCTGCGGCAGAACTCCATGTCCGGCTTGCCCTTGCGAAGAAGTAACACATCGCTTGTGTAACCGCCAATGTCGATTACGAATGTGCGGGAAGTGGCCGTCATTTCCTGCGCTCTCTGCACAACGGCGCCAAACGCCTGCGGGTATACAAATACATGGTCGAGCATCAGGCTGAAGGGCTTATCGTTGTAGGTGAAGCGCACCGTCTCCTGCCTGCGGAAATACTGCGCGAAACTGTCCTTGAGCATTCCATAATGCTCTGGAGGCAGTCCGACGGCGAGATCGATATCCAGTGTGGAAGTAATCTCTTTGCGAGCCTCCAATTCCTTCAATATGGCAAACAGCGTCAGCAGATAGAAACGGTCGTCCTTGGTCTTGTCCCGCATAACGGGCAGCCGCTTGCCAACGAGCGTCCAGTACCGGCTCTGATACTGGATGACGTCCGCTGCCATGGGCGGTTTGGTGGGAAACTCCTCAACGCCTGACACGAAGCAGGTATTTCTTGTTTTAATCTGGGCGTTGCCGTGGTCGATTCCTATAATCATTTTCAATTCCTCCTCAATGTTTTCATAGTATTACACCGACAGCAATGCGTTTTTACAACGGTTTCGCGCATTATCGGCATGGAAAACGTAACGGAGTGCCGCATATAGCCGCGCTCCCGTGTTCAGGTGGACTACTTGTTTTTCTGTGCCCAGACGTAATCATCGAGCCCTTTGAAACGGGGATCCCATAGGTATGTGCCGAACTGGAATCCCAGCTCTTGCAGCATAGCCGTTAGCCTCCGAAAATCCTTTTGCACATGGCAGTTGGTCATCATGTCCATGTCAAAGGCGGTCATGACCTTCCTTACACCTTGCTCCCGCATAAGCGCAAGTGTTTGCTCAAGGTGTGCCAGCGAGCTTACGCCGGATACCGCAACGAGCGTCATGCCCGTAAGGTAATGTACGATGTCGGCCTTGAGCGGGCCTTCTATCAGCAGTATGGTATCCTGCGCGTCGCCGACGATGTGCGTCCATGCCTCCGCTCCGCAGCCGTCCTGCATCTCTGCAGTGGATATCCAGCGGAATTTGCGGCGTGTCACGTTGTCAAGGCGCACCTTCAGCCCTTGTATACGGCCGTAATAGTCCCGTACCGGCAGCAGTATGCCGCGCCTGGTTCCGTAGTAGGTCCATGCGCCCTCTTTGCGGTAAAAGCCCGGTACGCCGGATAGATAATGCCCATCGGAAAGCAACTGCTTCGCTATCGCCCCATACCCGCCTGCGGGCGTTGTCCGATAGAGATTTTGCTGTATCACCTCGTCGTTCAGCCCGCGGTTTATAAGGTTATCCCGATGATCCGAGGCCAGCGAAAGCCTGTTAAGAAAGGCGCGATAGGTCGCGTCACGTTCCTCGATACCCGCCATAGGACATTCGTTGATTTCGGGCATTGCGGCATAATGTGGGCGCATTTTCGCTGGAGAAACTGAATCGATCCCCATCTTATCCATGATTGCCTTATATGCCTGAGCCCTGTCCATATTGGCGTAATGACTGTACATATCCAACACGCCGCCGGCAAACCCGCAGCGCGGGCATCTGAACACCCCCTTTGTGAAGTTGATGTTCAGATGGCGCTTGTTGTGCGTATCACAGCAGGGGCAGTTGATGTTGTAAGAAGCCCGGCCCGACGGCGGATAAGGAAGATTCAGAAGGGCAATGACGTCCATCATTGAGAACGGCAGTTCGCCATCCATTCTAATCCCTCCCGGCCGGGTCATGCGGTTTTCAGCGCATGCTCGCAAATCAGTCTCGCGGCTGCCGGAATCTCCGGGTGCTCGTCGTTCTGGTATTTAGTTGCCAACCATTTCAAAAAACCGGGGTCGAGCATGACCAGCTCGCCCAACGTGCGCCCATCGTATTTCTTCAGCGGGCACATCGTCTGCTTCGCGGCCTCAAGCGGGTCAATGGGTTCCGGCGGCGCCGGCGCTTCCATTTCAAGGTTTGTTTCGCTGCGTATCTGTTGCCCTGCCCCTGCGCTTGTACCAGCCGCTGGCAACTCATTGGTTATCGGTAAGGCCGGTTCTCCGGCCACTTTGAACTGCAGGCCAAACCCGGCATGCCTCAGCGCGATACCGATGGCGGCAGTCTGCGCCCATTCGCGTGGGGAGGCGTTGGGCGCTTTTTCCGAATAGCTCCTTGAAGCCGAAGCTTCAGCAAGGTAGCTTCCGTCGGGGTCTGCGTAATGCTTGTAGATACGGGCATGAGCGACGATGCTGTCCTTGTTTGGCCCGATCTCGGCATTAACGGCGATGCGCCCCTCCGGGTATTTGAGCCGGAACCACGCTTCCTGTACGGCGACAGGAATGCCGGTGATGGGTTTTCCATCAAAGCCTTCATATTCTTCAGCGAACGCCGAGGGGTCGAAGCCCTCCACAGCGTTGATCTGGGAAATCATTTCGAGCATTGCGTCACGGGTTTTGGTGTTGGTTTCCATAATGTCACTCCTTATCATTGTTGATGGCCAGCATGGTCTCGCGGTAGGCAAGCCATGCGGGCAGCACGGTGTTGATGACCTTTGTAACATCGCCCCTGTACTGCTGTGGGTCTTCGGGCATATAGGCCGAGAAGCGCTTGCGGTAGTCCATTACAATAGAGGAAAACGCCTGCCTTGCTGTGTCGCGGGCTTGCTGTATTTCCGTGTCCTGTGAAGGCCGATAGCGGCGTTCCGTAAGAAGATGGCTCACCAGCGCGTCAACCGCAATATAGTGAGCAGACAGTACCGGAAGCTCAGTGCTTACAGGCGCAGTCTGCTCCAGATTACGGAAGCATTCCAGCACCTGTATTCTATACAGCAGCTCCATGTAGGCAAAATACTGTTCTATCCCTATGGGTTTGTCATCCGCTGCTGGCGTAGCAAACACCTTTTGCAGATTACGGTATTGTTCAAGCGTTGTCAGTATAGCTTCACTCCTTTCAAACATTTATGGCCTTTGCCTCGGCTTCGTTGATGCGCTCCGCCAGCATGGTGCCGCGCTTTTCGGCGTCCACTCGGCCTATTGCTATGACCAGCGCTTTGCGCTCGCCCACGATGACGACATGACGCTTGGCTCTTGTGATCGCCGTGTACAGCAGCGGCCGGCGCAGCATGATGTAGTGCGCAGTTTGCAGGCTTAGTATCACGGTGTCGTACTCCGAACCTTGCGATTTATGAACCGTGGTCGCATAGGCCAAGTCCAGCGTGTCAAGCTCATTCGGAGCGTACTCCATCGTTCGTCCATCGCCGAAGTCAACATACAGCGTGCTTTCATCCTGCGTCCGGATGATTCCAGTCACGACGCCGATGTCGCCGTTGCTGATGTTGGCGACGTTCTGCGTCTGCATGACCTTATCGCCTTGACGGAAGACGCGTTTGCCGTAGGTGAGTTCGGATTTTGACACAGACGGTGGGTTCAGCTTGTCCCGCAGCCTTGAATTGAGAGCGTTTACGCCCGTCGCGGTTTTCGTGCGATACGGTGATAAGAGTATCACGTTATCCAGACCCAACTCCTTAACCCTTTGCAAATAAACATCTTCAAGAATATCTGCCGAACGGTCAAAGTCGCTGGATTCGATCAGCTCGAAGTCGGGGCCGTATTCCAACGCCAGCGTACCGTGCCGTATCAGCGAGGCATTGACCGCAATACGGCTGCCCGTCGATTGACGGTAGACCTTGTCGAGCTTTACCGAAGGTATTGCGCCGGATTCGATCAACTCATACAGCACGCTGCCCGGCCCCACGGAGGGAAGCTGGTCGGCATCGCCTATCAGGATGAGCTGGCAGCGGGGCGGCAAAGCGTTCAACAGATGCTTGGCCAGATGGATATCCAGCATAGACACCTCGTCGGCTATCACCAGATCGGCGTCCAACATATTCGGTTCTCCAAACTCGCCGTCAGCATCTGCAAGCAGACCCAGCGCCTTGTGAATTGTAGAGGCCGATTGTCCTGTTGCCTGCTCCATGCGCCGTGCCGCTCTTCCGGTTGGTGCACAGCAAACGACGGATCCGGAAGGCTTGAGCTTCTTGTAAATCTCCAATATGAACCGCTGTATCATGGTCTTGCCCGTACCCGGACCGCCGGTGATGATACTTATTGGCGAGCGCAGGCAAGTCTTTACTGCCTGCTTTTGCTCGGCTGATAATGTTACACCCAGCTTGCGCTCAAAGCGGTTGATCTCCGCATCCAAATCAATGCGAATACTGAGGTCGCCCTGGCGGATGCGTTCCCGCACCCGCATAGCGACCTGTTCCTCCGCTTTGGCCGTCGAATAACGGTAAGCTTGATTCTGATACAAGGTGATTTCGTTCCGGTTCAACAGCTCTCGGCAGCGCGCAACCACCATCCGCTCTGTAATTTCCCGCGTTTCAAGCAGCTCGATGCACTTGACAACCAGCATCGCCTTGGGGATGCAGAGATTCCCGGCGTTCTTGAAAAGATTGCCGCCGTTTTCCGCTTCCTTTAGCACATGCAGCAGTGCCGCATCGATGCGCTCCTCCCCACAAGGGTCGAAGCCAACGCTTTTTGCGATCTCATCGGCGGTTTTGAAGCCGATACCGCGTACCTCACAGAGTCGATAAGGGTGCTGACGAATGATGTCAGCCGCATCCCGCCCGTAGATCTTGAAGAACCGCACGGCACGTTTGGGCGCTATGCCAAATGGGGACAGCAGCGTGATGATGTCCCGCGCACCCCGTGTCTCCATATAGGACTCTGAGATACGCGTGAGCTTCTTTGGGCTTATGCCGCGAACCTCAAGCAGACGCTTGGGTTCCCGGTCGAGTATATCCAGCGCCTTATCGCCAAACTGTTCATAGATGCGCCGGGCGGTCTTTTCGCCGATGCCCTTGATGTAGCCGGAACTGAGATAGGCGATGATGCCGGCCTCAGTGGGCTGTATCACCTCCTCAAATTGTGTCACGGCGTATTGGTCGCCGTGCTTACCGCGCTCCCAGCGCCCCTGCATCTCATAGCGGATGCCCTTGGCCGTCGGCAGAAAGTAGCCTACGGCCTTGACCTGCCGAAGCGCCTGGCCGGAGCTATTCAGTATCTTCTCATGGGGCGTATATACTGCCACCATGAACCCCGTAGGGTTTGGATCTGAAAGGGATTGCGGGTAAATGACCCGCTCGTAACTGCACAACATGAGTTCCCCCTTATCCAAGCAGTTCTTCTGCACTGAGCGACAGATACTGTGCTTCCAGTTGATCTTTCCATTCTGAGATGATACGGCCAATAGTGCTCGCATCCATTCGATTTTCCGTAGCAGTACTCATACGTTGCCTTCTTTTTCGGCTTCAAATGAGAGCATGGTGATGGGAAGCGTGTCCCAATTAGTCTCTCTTGGGTCTTGTATGCCTGCCGCTTCAAGAATTGCGCTCTGTGTTTCGGGCAAGAAATCTCTATAATAGATATCAAGTGTTCTTTCCATTTAACTCCTCCAATTTAAAAGGAGAGAGCGTGAGCCCTCTCCCATTTTTTTGTGCCGTCACTTTGCGACGGCTGCGATCTTGATGCGACGCTGAGCCGGCGGGTTGAGCACCTCGTCATATATGACGGGGTACAGCTTTTTCAGCTTCTCACCGTTCACGCGCCGTTGGTTTGAGGATACATAGTCGATCTGGAACTGCTCCAAGGGCGTCTCCAGAACGCCGTGTTCATGCTCACGCATGGTATCCGCGATTTGCACTGATAGTGCCATAACCTCCTTTTCGTTTTGCCTGATCTGACGATCCAGTTCACGGTTCTCCTGTTGGAGCGCTGCGATACGCCTTATCTGGCGCTCGTGCTTCTTGCCGAACTCGATGGTGGGAGCGGCGAGCGTGCCCGCGCCGTAGATCCGCGCAAGGGATTTCATGGCAAGTTCCGGCGCGACTTCCGACATATTGGGTGGCCTGTTATCGTGGATACTCTGTATGAAGTCGGCAAGGGTGATGAATATCATTTCCTCGATTATCAAATCACGATAGATGCGGCGTATGGCGAAATCGTTTTCGCCATTGCCCCACATGCAGGCTATGTCCCAGAAGGGCAAATCCCGCACACCCATGTAGAACCGACACTGGTATTCATAGTGCATGGGCACCTTATCATCCTTCCACTCATCAGCGTTGTAATAGGTGGTGGATTTACATTCCAGTCCGCCGGCATCCTTGGTGTCCCGATCCTCCATACTGTAATCCACATTGGCCAGCGCCCACGGATAGAGCGCATGCTGATACAGATAGGTATCCGGGATGACGCGATGACCTGTCTTGAAGGCGTACATCTGCGCCACGACCGGCTCCAGCAGATGCCCCATTTCCTTTTGCCACATGTTTTCACTTTCGTCCGGTATAAGTTTGCCAGCTTTTTCGAGCCACAGATCAAGCGGTGTTTTCCAAGGGCTGATGCCAAAGATGGCCGCTACGTCGCTGCCGCCGATGGCAATGGGGATCGAGCCATCGGGCCCGTGCGCCCTCGCCGCAAGCCAAGTCCTTCTGTCCATGCCCGCGGTATCGCACAATATCTTCGGTGCTGCCATCAGTAACTCACCGCCCCGGGCAGGTCATAGTCGCCCCAACGCAGCGTCAGCGCGCGGGCGATGGATTCCTCCACGGAGATGAGCTTGCTCTCCGGCACATGACCCGTTTTGAGGATGAACAAGATCTCCTGCATGGCCATGTACACGTCATGAGCGGATGCGGGTGTTTCACCCACCGCCATGCGGAACATTTCAATGGCCTCCATGGCTGCCGCCTTGGGCATGGCCAGCTTCTTACAGGCCAGCGTCATGGCGTTGACCGGATAGCACAGCGTCAGATCGAGCAAGCTTTCCAGCTTTTTGATGGTGTCGGCGAACTGGGCAAAGAGCATATCCAGCGAGGAATCGAAATCCCGCACCTTGGTCTGCCGCCTATGATGCACCGATACCACATTGCCGATGCGGATAGGATATTGTCCTCCCGTGAGCATAGCCGATACGGCTGCAGCCGCAACGCCCACATCTGAGGTTGTGAATCGAACGCCCGGCGTGAACTTGGATGCCAAGTGTTTCTGCCCATGTGCAACGAGCGCTTTGTCATAGGTTTCAAGCAATTCATCCCGCTGCGCCGGGAACGACCATGATGCCGTCGCCAGTGAGTGATCGGCATACCCTTGTGAAAAGATGTTGCCGGGGAATCGCTCATTCAGCTTTTCTGACATGGCTGTCATGAGCTCGTCGATAGGCAGGATGGAATAATCCCGTTCGTCTCCGGAATGGAATGCCGCCACCTTTTCGCTTCGTACCAGTAACAGCGCCTCGGCTTTGTGCAGCGCCAGACATTCGTTGAGAATACTGGCGAGCTTTGTCTTTTGCAGTTTCGGCAGCGCCGAGCCGCTGATTTTTGCCCTGTCAAGCAAGCTCTTATAGGCGGTGTTTCGGATGGGCAGGTACCCATTCTCGGTCAGCAGCGCGAGCCCAAGGTTCTTGGCCGTGTCGTTCACAGCCACCTGTGACACATTCGGGGCGAAGGCCTTGCCGTCGGTATACAGCGGCGAGGCCTCGTCCAATGGTTCGATGTGCAGGCCTGATACCGTTTTGCGCGCCCACTTGCTTTCGCGTGCTTGCCGGGCATGGTAGACCTGCATTTCGGCGTAATCGTCGAAAGTCGTGTGAAAATCGTCCAAACAGGGTTGCATTGTGGTTCTCCTTTCGTATTTCGGCGATAGAACCGCCGTGATATACAAAAGCAGGGCCCTTAGATAGAGTCCTGCTTATACCCAAGTTTCATGAGCTGGCAACAAAAAAGCGCCAAAAGGCAATATGCCCATGGACGCTGATGATACTTGGAAACTGTGCCTTTCCAGCGGAATGGCTTGGATACTTTACACAAGCATTATACCATCGCCGTTTTCATCCGTCAATGCAAGCCTTGCTCGGCTTCTACTCAATAATCTCCCGCACCCGGCCAATCTGGCCGTCCGTCAGCATGACCTTGATACCATGCGGGTGGAAGCTGCTCTTTGTGAGCAGCCGCTCTACAACGCCCTCAGTCAGCTTACCCGTGCGTTGGTCTGCCTTCAGCACGATTTTGACCCGCGCGCCGACCTTCACATCGGCTCTGTTCTGTCCGTTCATCCGTTTCTCCTATTCGATCACCTGTATTGGCTGACATTGCCGAGTACGTCCGCAACGGCAGCTTCGACCTGATTGGCGATCTGCTTCGCTTTCGTCTTTGCAATGCCAATGTGCTCCGCTATGGCGAGAATATCCTTTCTGGACGGATTGCGGCCATTGCCGTTTACGCTGGTGGCGTGCTCGCCGCCCAGCGAATTGCTGTAAGTTAGGTCGTATGCCGGAGAAAGCTTCCACGCCTGCCGGTCCTCGTCATATAAGAAGGTGAAGTTTTTGGAGTGGTCGTCCCGATTATGCGCATACACGTTGAAGCACATGAGCCGATACATCTTTTCCACTTCGGAGTAATCCTTTGTCAGCTCCAGCGTCAGCGTCATGAGCGTTCTATAATCGAGGTTCGGTATGCGATGCGAGGTTTCCAGCAGCGCGGATACGGACAGCATGTGGACGCGCCTTATTGTGCCATCCGGCCGCTTTATACGGTCGAAGCGCTTTGTGCCAAAGTATCCCTCACATCTTGCGGATGGAAACAACCTGGTTTCAGCCACTTCCAGACCGCATTTTCTTGCGCACTCACAATAGCGGTATTCTATGAGCCCCGCATCACGCCTGTCAATAGACGCGGGGAATTTGACGATCCAATCCTCGCCGTCTATCTTGGTCAGTATTTTGGGCCGCGCGCCGCCGGATGAACCGCCGAGCCGGAACAGCATATCCAAGTCGTTTGAGTATTCGGACTCCAATACCTTTCGGCATTCCTCCGCCATGCGGTCATACTCTATTTGCGCTTGCTCCGTTTTCCACTGATGCACAGGCCGGTATGTCAGCGCACCCATACCGGAATCGCCCACGATGGCCAGCCGGTTCAGCATATCCACCTCATGCGGGTCAACATGCTCACGGTTGAGCATCCTGTCTACGAGAAGCCGGCCCCAGCCATCGGGAAGGCTGTCGGCAAAGGCGCCGAACAGCCCGTCGAAAGGGTCGGGTTTCGGGATGAACACCTTCTTTTGCGAGGGCAGGCTGAAAGGGCTAATGGAAAAGCCTTCACGCAGCCAGCCTTCATTGTATTCAAATGCCACAAGACGCCCCTTGTACAGCGCCAATGTTCCGACCTTTCGCTCGCCAATGAACGCTTCCAATACCTTATACCTTTCCATCTATGATCTCCTGTATCGAGCGTATTTCCGTTTCCGCGAACAGCTGCTCGAAGCCGTCCGCACAATCCAACACAACAGCGATTTTCAGCAGCGAGGTCAGAGAGATCTCACCGATGCTTTCAAACCGCTTGATAGACCCGTAGCTGACGCCGGATTTGTCTGAAAGATCCTGTATGGATAGCTTCTGCCCCTTCCTGCGTTTTCGCACATTCGCTGCAATCAGTAGGCTCAGTTCCTTCGGCGTTTTCATGGTGTCATCTCCTTACAGCTAATATTTTAACCCATATCAGCGACATAATCAAGCATTAGTTAATATGTTATCCGCTGCTTGTTTGAACTATATGGAGACTCCACAAAAAAGTGACCTGCGATCAGGCCGCTTCTTAACTATATTGTTCTTGCGTTGTTCACTCTGATTGTCCGAGATGACCTCGGACGCAGAGCATATCCGCCGAATCATCCGGCATAGGAGCATTACATCCGCCAACGCTCTCCCAATCAACACGAATGCTCTCGTCCACATATTCCTTTTGATCGGGCAGAGGCATCTCGGAATCCAACGCAAGGGCTGCCGCTTGTTCAAGAGAACCGGCGTCTATGCTCAGAACACCCCATGATTCCCAGACAACCGGAATCCGATAGGTTTGGTAAGGCCTGACCATATCCGGCGCCATGATGACGCAATCGAGGATTATGTCCTCCAATGTTTTGGGCTCGTCATAGAGGTCCGAAAAGACCGCCTCCAGTTCTGCGATCTCAGCCGGGTCAAAGTTGCAATATATGACCGGCTGGCGGTCGCACGTGAGGACTTCGCGTAACCCTACTACTACATATCTATCTTAAGGAGGAAACAAGTATGGCAACCAAAGTTACGACCGGAAAGATTCGATTCTCTTTTGTAAACCTCTTCGAGGCGAAGGAACTGCAGGGCGGTGGCGAGCCGAAGTATTCGATGACCCTGCTCATCCCGAAATCGGACATCGACACCATGTCCAAGATCAAAGCGGCGATGACCGAAGCGCGTGAAAACTTCTGCCGTCGCAACGGCGCAAACGCACTCCCGGAGCGCCCGAACAACACCCTGCACGATGGCGACGGCATGCGTGACAACGGCGAGCCTTTCGGACCTGAGTGCAAAGGCCACTACGTGATCACCGTGAGCAACAAGCAAAAGCCCATCGTGGTGGATGCGTACCGCAACCCGATTACCGACCCTTCCGAGGTGTACTCCGGCGCGTTCGGCCGCGCGGCCATCAACTTCTACGGATATAGCCGTAACGGCAAGAAGGGTATTAGCGCCAGCCTGTTGAGCGTGCAGAAGCTCCACGACGGCACGCCGTTTGGCAACATCGGCAGCGCTGACGATTTCGATGACGACTTCAAGGACGAATACGATGACTTCTTGGGCTGAGTCCCAAGTGAAAGGGGGCGGCGGTATGCATACGCTCACGCTGGATATTGAGACCTATAGCTCCGCCGACCTCCCCCGCACAGGGGCGGTCAAGTACGCCGAGGCCGAGGATTTTGAGATTCTGCTCATGTCTTACGCGTTCGACAACGACCCGGTACGGGTGTGGGACTTCACGCGCGACGGCACACCGCCGTGGCTTGCAGGGGCGCTGTTGGACGAAACCATCACGAAGGTGGCGTGGAACATGTCGTTCGAGCGGCGTGCTTCAACGCGGCGCTTGGCATCTATACACCGCCGGAGCAATGGCGCGATGCCATGACCCTTGCCGCGATGAACGGCCTGCCCATGAGCCTTGAGGCAGCGGGTGCGGCGCTGTGCTTGTCCGAGCAAAAGCTGGACACCGGCAAGGCGCTCATCTCCTACTTCTGCAAGCCGTGCCGGGCGACCATCGCCAACGGCGGCAGAACGCGGAACCTTCCGGCACACGCGCCCGATAAGTGGGAGCAGTTCATTTCGTACTGCAAGCGGGACACCGAAACGGAGCGGGCTATCTTTCAACGGCTGGCTCGCTTCCCGGTGACCGCGTTTGAACGGCACGTGGAATCGCTGGACGCACGGATCAACGAGCGCGGTGTGTTAATCGACCGCGAGCTCGCCGAAGCGGCGGTGTACATCGACACAAAAGCGCGGGAGGCGCACATGGCAGAGATGCAACGGTTGACCGGTCTTGATAACCCCAATAGCGTTGCACAGCTCAAGGACTGGCTGGAGACAGTCGGCTTTGAGGTTGACAGTCTCAACAAGGCGACGGTTAAGGAGCTAAAGGGGCAGGCGGGCGATATGGTCACGCGCCGTGTGCTGGAACTGCGACAGCTGCTAGGTAAGACCTCAACGGCCAAGTATCAGGCAATGCTCGATGCCGTCTGTGCGGACGACCGCATTCGCGGCATGATGCAGTATTACGGCGCAGGCCGCACAGGCCGATGGGCCGGTCGCAGAGTACAGCTACAAAACCTCGTGCAGAACCATCTCGATGCTATCGCCGCCGTGCGCGAACTGGTGCGGGAGCGGGATATCGAAATGCTGGAGATGCTCTTCGACAGCATCTCCGACGTGCTTGCACAGCTCATCCGCACAGCGCTTATCGCCAAACCGGGACACACATTCCTCGTTGCGGACTATTCCGCGATTGAGGCGCGCGTGATTGCGTACCTCGCCGGGGAGCAATGGCGCATGGACGTATTCGCCGGCGACGGGAAAATCTACGAAGCCAGCTATGCCAAGGCATTCAACGTTCCCGTCGAGAGTGTGAAGAAGGGAAGTCCCGAACGGCAGAAGGGCAAGATCATGGAGCTCGCCCTCGGCTATGGCGGCGGCCCGAACGCGCTGGTCGCTTTCGGTGCGGACAAGCTGGGCCTCTCGGCAAACGAACTGCAGAGTCTTGTCACCGCTTGGCGGCAGGCTTCTCCGTCCATCCCGCGCTTTTGGCGGCAGGCGGAGCAAGCGGCACGGAACGCGCTGGAGAATCGCGGGTTGGTGTTCACGCTCCCCTGCTGTGCGGCGTACTACCGGAATGCGGACGCGCTGCGGTGCAAACTGCCCAGCGGTCGGCTGCTCTCCTATTGGGGCGCGTCGGTCGAGGACGGGAGCATCGTGTTCCTCGGTCAGAACCAAACCACGCGCAAGTGGGAGAAGATGCAGACGTGGGGCGGGCGTTTGGTCGAGAACATCGTCCAAGCATATGCCCGCGACTGCTTGACGGTCGCCATGGTACGGCTGGCCGAATCGGGGTACAACATCTGCTTCCATGTGCATGACGAACTCGTGGCCGAAGCACCCCTCGGCGAGCGCTGGGAGGATATGGCCGAGATCATGAGTCGCCCCATCGATTGGGCACCGGGGCTGTTGCTCCGCGCTGACGGTTATGAAACCCGATTCTACAGGAAGGATTGAGGACCATGAAGATACTGGAGCTGTTCGCGGGTACGCGATCCATCGGAAAAGCCTTCAAGGCGCGCGGGAATGACCTGTTCAGCATTGAATGGGACAGGAGCTTTGACGGCATCGACCTGTACGCGGACGTCATGTCCGTAACGGCTGACGACATCCTGCGGTCGTTCGGCCGCCCCGACGTTATATGGGCAAGCCCCGACTGTTCAACATTCAGCGTGGCGGCGATAAGCCACCATCGATGGAAGAATCCCGAAACGGGCGTGCTGGAACCGATCAGCGAGTATGCCAAGTTCTGCGATGCCGTCGACCAGCACGTGTTGGACCTGATTCGTGAGCTGCGTCCCACTTTCTACTTTATCGAGAACCCGCGCGGCGGCATGCGCAAGATGCCTTGGATGCAGGGTCTGCCTCGGTACACCGTTACCTACTGCCAGTACGGTGATACCCGCATGAAGCCGACGGATGTCTGGACCAATCATCCCGCCCCGCAGTTCATGCCTCCGTGCAAGAACGGCGATCCCTGCCATGTGAGGGCACCCCGCGGGGCGCGTACCGGTACGCAATCATTAAACGGCAGTAAGGAAAGGTCAGTCATTCCCCCACAGCTTTGCGAGCACGTTGTGAATATCTGCGAAGCGTGGGACTGGATGCTGCGAAAGGAGGAACCCGATGTATAACACCCTGACCAATCAGGAAATTGCAACGGCATTGGAGAAAATGGCTCCGTGCCTTGCAGACGGCGGTATCTGCGACGAAGCGGCGCACCGCATTCGACAGCTGGAAAAGCAGAACGACAAGCTGCGTAACAAGCTGCGTCTCTCGCGCCGCAAATTTGAAGAACTAGAGGAGCGGTGTGCGGTACTGGAGCGCAATCGCACCTAAAAGGAGTAACTCTCATGAACATCCACTACGACAAAAATCTAGACATCGCCTTCGGTAACAGCCGCAAGACGAAGGTTTGGAAAAACAAAACTGTGCGCTGGTCGGAGCTGTTGGACAGGTTCTCTACCACCACGCGGACGGGAGAAACGCTTGCCGAGTATACAGCCATGAATCGCGATCAGCAGAGCGCGCGCAAGGATGTGGGCGGGTTCGTGGGGGGCCTTTGCAAAGACGGGAGGCGGTCAAGCATCGCCTTCCGCCCCGTCCTCTGTTTGGACGCGGACTTTGCCGATGCCGAGCTGTGGCCGGATTGGACGATGCTGTACGGCAATGCGGCGGCGCTGTATTCGACGCACAAACACACGCCCGCAAAACCGCGCCTGCGGCTCGTTATCCCGCTTGCACGGAATGTGTCGCCGGACGAGTATCAGGCAATCGGTCGCCGTGTGGCAGACACGTTGGGCATCGAGAAGTTCGACGATACGACCTATCAGCCGACGCGCGTTATGTACTGGCCGAGCACCTCACAGGATGGCGAGTACATATTTCGACACCACGACGGCAAATTCCTTGACCCGGACACCGTTCTTTCTACCTACCACGATTGGAAGGATGTCTCCACATGGCCTGTGAGCAATCGAGTGCCGGAGCTCGTGAAGCGGGAATCGTCCAAGCAGAAGAAACCGCTCCAAAAGCCGGGACTGGTCGGCGCGTTCTGCCGTGCCTATTCGATTGCAGAAGCGGTCGAGGCGTTCATCCCGTCCTACGTTTCGTGCTCTGAGCCGAACCGGTTCACGTATGTCGAGGGCACAACGGCCGCAGGCGTGGTTGTATACGATGACAAGTTCAGCTACAGCCACCACGCCACCTACCCCGCCTCCGGGCAACTATGCAACGCATGGGACCTCGTGCGGCTGCATCTGTTCCACGAAAAGGACGAGAACTGCAATCCCGACACGCCCGCTACCTCCCGACCGAGCTATAAGGCTATGTCGCATATGGTGACGGCAGACGAGCGCGTCAAGGCACAGTTGTTCCAAGACCGTGTGGCGGAGGCTATGGAATCGTTCGAGACCCCGGTCGAGGATGACAACTGGCACTCCCAACTGACGTACATGGGAAAGGGTCAGCTTGCGACCACCATCGAAAACGTGGTCTTAATCCTCTCGCACAATCCCGCGCTTGCGGGGCGGCTTGCCTACAACGAGATGGAGCACAGCATCGTCACGTTGGGCGACCTGCCGTGGCGGGAAAGCAAGGGCGCAAACGTTATGGGCCGACGTCGACGATTTAGGCCTGTGGCATTACCTTGAGCGCGCCTACAAGCTGTCCTGCAAGGACAAGAACGTCGCAGCGGTGGCCGTTATGGCCCAGCGGAATGCGTTCCACCCCGTACGCGATTATCTCGACAGCTGTGAGTGGGACGGCATTCCGCGTGTGGAAACCCTGCTCGTCGATTGCTTGGGTGCCGAGGACACGCCATATGTGTGCGCGGTCACACGAAAAACGCTGGTCGCAGCGGTGGCGCGTATCTACCAGCCGGGCATCAAGTTCGACAACATGCTCACGCTGCAGGGCGTTCAGGGCATCGGGAAATCCTCCCTGCTCGCGAAGCTCGGCGGGGATTGGTTCTCCGATACGTTTACGACCATGCAGGGCAAGGAAGCCTATGAGCAGGTGCAGGGCGTTTGGATCATGGAGATTGGCGAGCTCGATTCCATGAAAAAGGCCGAAACGTCCACCGTCAAGCTGTTCATTTCCAAAACGTCCGACCGCTATCGCTAGGCATATGGCCGTCGCATTCAGGAGTTCCCGCGTCAATGCGTGTTCTTCGGCACGACGAACGAAACACAGTTCCTGCGCGATACGACCGGCAACCGCCGCTTTTGGGTGGCCGAGACCCCGAACGCACAGCCGCGAAAGCTCCTGCCGTCACTCGCCGCGCTAGATAGCGAAACGGTGCGCCGTATATGGGGAGAGGCCGTCACGATGTACAAGGCCGGAGAAAAGTTGTATCTCACGCCGGAGCTCGAAACCGTCGCGAGCGAGATTCGGGAGAGCTTCGAGAAGGAAAATCCGAAGGTCGGTATTATCGGCGAATACCTCGACAGGCTTCTGCCGCCGGGCTGGGAGGACATGGACACCTACACCCGCAGGCAATGGCTGGAGACCAACGCTGTGGGTACCGTGCAACGCAGGACCGTGTGTGCATTCGAGATATGGGCGGAGGGTATGCGCGGAAATCCCGACCGCATCGACCGATATGCCCTCAAAGAAATACACGATATCATGGCCAAACTTCCGGGCTGGCAGTCCAGCGGCCGCAAGCAGAAAACGATCAAACCCTACGGCAGACAACGTTTTTATTTACGAAAGGATGAGCGAATAATGGCAAACCGACGAGATTACACCAATCAGGCCGGGTATATTTGCCCGACCGAAAATGCGGCAATCAGGGCGATTGAGCGAGAGTGCGCGAAGTCCAAAAAACGGCACAAGCGCAAGCCTAGGGTGTTGACGGAACAGGACTGTGCCCGCATGGGTGTTCAGCGAGACCTGCACGGAGGTGGACGCAAACGACGACGCTAGAGAAGAACATCGAGCGCAAACTGCGCCTCATGGTCCAGCGGTACAAGGGGCAATGCCTGAAATGGGTCTGCCCCGGCTGGTCCGGCGTTCCCGACAGGATCATCATTCTGTCGGGTGGGCACATCATCTTTGCCGAAGTCAAACAGTCCAAGGGCGGGCGCTACAGCCCCATGCAATGCTATTGGGCCGACCGGCTCCGCAAGATGGGGTTCCGCTGGGTCGGCATCCGCAGCGAATCCGACATTCGTATGATTGAACAGTACATAAAGGAGGTCGCGGCACATGGCGAGTTATAACACCTTCCTCGTGCTCAGCACAAAGGGAAAACCGCTCATGGTGACCTCTTCCGCCCGGAAAGCGCGTCGGCTCCTGCAAACGGGAGTGCGCATCGAGGTATGGAGCGCCAACGCCAAAGCGGAAACCATCTACAGCCGCACCCGGTCATTGCTCGATAAATACGTCAGCGCCGAGCGTGAGTACATTCGAGCCAAGCAGGCTGCGGCAGAACAGCGCAACAGGAGACGGAGGGCTTCGGTATGAGTACCTTTACACCTTATCCGCACCAAGAGGCCGGCATCGAGTGGATCATCCAGCTCCTTGCCTGTGCGCTCTTTTGGGGGATGGGGAGCGGGAAGTCTGCCACCACGCTGACCGCCGTCGACCGGCTGCTCAACGATTATTTGGAGGATGGGCCGGTGTTGGTCATTGCCCCGAAGCGGGTCGCGGAAAACACATGGAGCAAGGAAGCTGAGAAGTGGGAGCACCTGCGGCATCTGCGGGTCTCCCGCGTTATGGGCACCGCCAAACAACGGCTCGACGCCCTTGCCACCCCCGCCGACCTGTATGTGATCAACCGCGAAAACGTGGTGTGGTTGGTCGATACCGTCGGGAGCCATTGGCCGTTTCCCATCGTGGTGCTGGACGAGTTATCGAGCTTCAAGTCGGCACAGGCAAAGCACTTCAAGGCCCTGCGCCGTGTGCGGGGGCGCATCCGTCGGATTATCGGCCTGACCGGCACACCCCGACCGAACGGCATAGAGGACCTTTACCCGGAGGTGTATCTCCTCGACCAAGGCGAACGGCTGGGGCGGACGCTCCCCACTTTCCGGGCGCGATACCTCGTGCCGGACAAGATGAACGGCCACATCGTCTACAGCTATAAGCCGCGGGAGGGTGCGGAAGCCGAGGTCTACGAGCGCATTGGCGATATCTGCATGAGCGTTCGCAAGGAGGACGTCCTGCAACTTCCTGGTCAGGTATATGAGGACGTGGTGCTTTCGCCACCTTCGGCCCTGTTTCGGCGTTACAAGGCTTTTGAGCGCGAGAAGGTACTGGAATGCCTAGATGCCTCTGGCGCGATTGTCGCGGGCACTGAAGCGGCGCTCACCAATAAGCTCCTGCAGTTTGCAAACGGAGCGATTTACGACCTTGAGGGCGGGGTGCATTATCTGCACGATATCAAGCTCGACGCTCTCGAAGAGATGATTGAGGAAGCCGGCGGGCGATCCGGTTCTCGTGCTCTACGCCTATCGCCACGATGCCGTCCGCATCCGACAGCGCATCGACTGCAGAGCTCTGGACAAGCCGTCCGATATCGATGCGTGGAATCGCGGTGAGATTCCCGTCGCGCTGGCACATCCGGCGAGCATAGGGCATGGACTGAATTTGCAGGATGGCGGACACATCATCATTTGGTACGGTCTGACGTGGAGCTTGGAACTGTACCAACAGGCGAACGAGCGGTTGAACCGTCCGGGGCAAAAGCACGTCTGCCGCATCTACCACCTGATTCTCGGCGGCACACACGATGAGCGGGTGCTCCGGGCGTTGAACAACAAGGACAAAGGACAGGTCGCCATCGAGGCGCTCCGGCTGGAGATTACGAAAGGAGAGGCACCATGATGAAGAACACCGCAATCTACAACTACATTGGGCGCTCGATTCACAAGTATCGCCGCGAGCACAACGACCGGTCGCCGGAACGGGTTCTCATGAGCCGTCGGCTCTATCGGCTCTATTTGGAGCTGTGGCGGCAATGCGGCACGTATGGCGACCAGTTCATTGCCACCGTCGAGGCGGGCGGGTTAACCGTCTGCTGTGTACCGGTGTCGGTCTACGCTTGCGACCGAGCCGAGTATTGCCTCGCCGAAGCGTGTATCCCGTTATGGAACGATGAAGAGGAGGGTGTATTATGACGAAGGAACAGTTGAGGAACTACCTGAGTATAAAGGCAGAGCGCGCTCAGATTCAGGCGCTCTTGGACGAAATGGAAGCGGCGCTGTGCAGTCCGGCAACACCCCAACTCACCGGCCTTCCCGGCGCAGTGGCTTTTGTCGGCGGGAGCGCACAAGAGCGCAAAGCCGATGCGACGATGGAGCTGCGCGCGCTGTACGCCGCGAAGATTGCCGAGCTGGCCGCCGAACAGCTGCGCATCGAGCAGGCGATTGAATCCTTGGACCAGACGGCGCGCCGGGCGCTGCGGCACCGGTACATCGAGGGCCTGACGTGGGAGCAAATCTGTGTGGAGATGGATTGCAGCTGGCGGCAAATCCACCGGATACACGCAGGCGCGCTGGAACAGCTGAGAGGTCAATAAAACGAGGCCCCGGAGCGTTTCCGGGGTCTTAAAGTTTTATGTTGTTTTAGTGGACTAACGCGGTACAGTACGATAATGTGTACATATACCAAGGGCAAAGGGGAAATCAAAAATGACAGAAAACAGAACGATCGAAAATCTTTACGCATATCTAAGAAAAACAACGGAGGACGAAATCATAGTCCGCACGAGCAGGGTCAAGGGCGGCTGGCACGATAACGAGTTTGACGCAAACGCAGCAGGCTTCGATATCTGCCGCTTCACCAATCCGGTTTTTGAAGCACAGCGCACCTTCTCAGAATGCTACCGCCTAACGCGCAGAAAGGGAGGACGCAAAAAATGAGATACTCCGAAATGACAAGCACAGCGCGCCTGACCTTCATTCAAGAAATCTGCGAAACGGATGCCGCCCACGCGGCCGACGCGCTCGAATACATCCAGCGCTTCATGGACGACGAGATGACCACGAGCGAGATAGAAGAGCTGATATATTGAAAAAACAAAAACCTCCGCATCCAATAATGAAGTGACCCCCAAAAGCTAGACAAATATTATTAATAGAAAATGTTCAAGCTGCTGAGAGGGATTGTTGTCTGTGGATTGCAGGCGGCAAGCCCTTCAGTTTTGCCTTGATTCTGCGGTTGTTGTAGTAATCCAGATATTCAACGAGTTCCAGCTTGAAGTGTTCCATGGAACGGAACTCCTGCAAATACAGCAGTTCACTTTTGAGCAGCCCGAAGAAGTTTTCTATCACTGCGTTGTCCAGACAGTTCCCCTTGCGGCTCATGCTCTGCCGGATGCCCTTCTCGCGGAGCATCCGCTGATACTGCCTGTGCTGATACTGCCAGCCCTGGTCAGAATGGAGAATCAGGTTTGTTCCGTCCGGGATTTTTGCAAACGTCTCGTCCAGCATGGTGGTTACCATGCTGAGTACAGGACGGTCCGATATGGTATAGCTGACCAGATTGCTGCTGTGTAGATCGAGAATCGGGGACAGATACAGTTTCTCTCCGAACAGGCTGAACTCCGTCACATCCGTGACCCATTTCTGATTCGGCTTTTCGGCATGGAAGTTCCGATTTAGCAGATTTGGTGCGATTCTACCCACTTCTCCCTTATAAGAGCGATATTTTTTCATCCTGACACGGCAAACCAAGCCCAGTTCCTTCATAAGCCGCTGGACAGTCTTGTGGTTCAAAGGAATATTTCGGCTGCGAAGCTCTGCCGTTACACGACGATAGCCGTATCTTCCTTTGTTTTCTTGGTAAATTTCTGTGATTTCTTGTTTTTCTGACTCGTATTTATCTGCCTGCTTCATCCGGTTCAGATGATAATAGAAGGTTGCGCGAGGCAGTTGAGCGATTGAGAGCAGAATACTGAGTGCGTGTTTTTGCCTTAGCTTCTGAACTACCAGCGTTTTTTGTGCTGGCGTCGCTCGTCTTCCAAAACCAAGGCTTGCAAGTTTTTTAGGTATTCTACCTCTGCACGCAGCCGCTGAACCTCTGCCAGCAAATCTTCTTCTACCTCCTTCGACAGCTGCTTTGACGGACGGCTCTTACTGCCGCGGCCGCGCCGTTCAATGGCAAAACCCTCCGGGCCTTCGGTTAAATAGATCCGTTCCCACGCGGCAACCCGCTTGTCATCGTTGATTTCAAACTGCCTTGCCGTTTCTCGATAACTCAGCTTCTCCTGCTGCATGGTTTCCACGACCAGCTTCTTGAATTCCGGCGTATACCGTTTGTTCGGCACTCCCTTTGGCAT